GAAAGGAAACATCTAAGGAATCCGATTGGAGTAAGTGGTATGAGAATGCTTCATAGAGCGGGGGCAACGCTGTCCGCCTTTATCGCCGCAACGCTAATCCTAGCGGGGGGGGGTATCTCCTCGGCCAATGCCGAAGAAGTCCCCGCCACACAATCTACCGATAATGGGGTTTCCCAGCAAAGCTGGAATCCGCCAAGCGACGCGACCATACATGATTCGCTTACAGGCGATGATGCGAAAATCACCGACGTATCCACAGTCTCGAAGACCACGGGAACAGCACCATTCGACAAAGACGACAATCCCGGAGACGATTCAAGCGTTGATAACAGCATCGTCCGCTCCTACGATTCCCTGAACTACACCATCTCCTACACCATGGCGTCGAAGAACAGTAAAGATTACTACAAGGACGCCAGAATCAAATTCAAATTCTCCATGCCGTTCGATACAGGCGTGGCTGAGTTCTCCACCAAGGAAATGCTTTGGATGGACACAGCCGCAGGATACGGATACAAGGTAGGATATGAGGATGTCAAAGGTGCTAAATACCAGACGTTGACATGCTGGCGTCACGTCAATGGGACAAAGGATAATCCGACCGTCGTTCCGGGCATGGCTACCGTCAATCTGCCCATCAACGTGTATGGCGCACCTAATGGAACCAAGATTCAGCCGACCGTCCAAGCCAGTATGGAACACAATACTGATAGCGAGGCAGTCACCAAACATTTGGAAACCGTCACCGTCAGCGCCGCGCCACGATGGAACATCGAATTGGCGAGCTTGAAACGAATCCAATCCGGCACATACGATTTCGGGGAGTCTGAGGACGGTGACGCCATAAACAAGACGGCGGGCAAAGTGACCGGAGTCCTCTCCCATCTGACCATCAACGTGGCGAACACCTCCACCGACCATGCAAAAGGCGTCAAAGGCTTGGAGGCCACTAATGAGCCGGTCACGTTCGACGTTAAAATCTCAAACCAGTGGAGGAGGCAAGGCGCTTCCACGCCTATAGCCAACCAGCCGAATTCTTTGCAGCCATTGGCTTGGAGCATCGCCAACGGCAGCAACAGCTGGATGGCAATATTCCACAAATACCCGTCGGACAGAAGCAATACGAAAGAAGCCGAAACTTTCAACTCCCAAAAGAAAAACGACAATGCCAGCGAATGGAAAATGACGCAGGAAACCAAAAACGGCTACATCATCCTGCATCTCACCGTATCCCATCTAGACCAATATTACAACCCCAACAACAAAGACCAGCAGAACGGCATCCTCAATTGGGCGTCCGCAGGCATCGACCTCGTGAATCCCACTAAAATCAACAATAAGAATCTGGCCGACCAGTACGGAAGTGACCTGAACCTTCAACAGGATGTTTGGGATATGAACCTTCAAGCATCCAGTGTCAGTGGCATTAAAGCCAAATCGGCGCCGTCGGACTCTTCCAATCAGTCGATAATCTCAGATGATGAGACTGGGGTGAGTATTCCTCTTTACGTGTCCGGAATGGCCTCCGAATATAATCAAGGTATAGAGTATGGGTGCGCCGGATGGAAATGGCAGGACACTCAGACAAGGGATTCCTCCTGTATACTGTTCCAGCAAAAAGGTTCCAGTGTTCACGATGGTTCCGACATTGCCGTGCGCGGCCAAAAAGTCATGCTGGCCTCCCACATAAGCTACACTCAAAACAAAACCAATCTGCCCGTCATCAGAACCCGACTCATGAAAATCGATTCAACAGTGCTTGAACCCTATGAGAATGCTTCCACATGGAATCGTGCGAGTTTGGATGATGGAAAGAACATCTTCTCCGAAAGCACCTTGGCTTATGGTGTCAAAAAAGACGGGAAAGCATGGTCTTCCGACACTGAACAGGCAAAAGCTGGAATCGGCTACCTGAACTATTACAATTCCATCAGCGAGGCAAAGAAACACGGCGAAATCGTAGCCATTCTCGCCACGTCATACAATGCCGCACCATATAACTCGTCTTGGATGGAAGGCCACGAAGGTATTGGACGTGATTTTTTCGGACTGGACGTCCAAGTCAAAACCGGACGTGAAATCATCAACAAGACCGCCCAATATACTGTGCAAAGCCTCATGTGGACACGTAAAGACTTGGCCGCAAAAGCCGGTCTCGACGCCTACAACGCATCCAATAAGGATTGGGCCAATTGGATTAGCAAAAACAAACTTGACCCGGCAGAACTCGTCAAACAAGTCGCTCCGACCGGACGAGTGGACAGCACCCCATATCAGAAGGCAAAATGGGATGACGTCCAAGGATATGTGGGCGGAGACACAGCCGACAGGCATTACGGTGACAGCCTCCACATCGTGGCGGAAATCGCCCAAGTCTCCAAAAGCACAGACCAAAGCGACGGGAACAAAGGCTCCAAACAAACCTACGACATCGACAACGGACAACGCTACGTGGACTGGAAACTGGATTTAAACATGGCATCCAACCTGTATGGGCGGGATACCGTCGATACCAAAACGGATATGACGGTCACCGACACACTTCCGTCAAAACTCCATTATCTTCCATCGACCGCATATTTGGGCGGAGACTACAAGGAGAACACTCCAAGTCAGGGAAGCGTAGCCAATGGCACGAGAATCGAACCGAACGCCACACTCAACGCAGACGGAACCACCACTCTTGTCTGGCATTTGGACAATATCGACACGTCCAAACAGTATACAATCCACTATTCGACCAGCATCGGTGACGCAACCGACCCGGACAATGATGTGGTTAACGCGGAACAGTTGACGAACAAGGTTTCCGTTTCCACTTATCGTTCTCCGGTCAGACCGAAAATGGATTTGACACATTCCGAGTACACCATCAAAATCAGTCGTTTGGAACTGACCACTTTGGCTATCAAGGCTGACCCGTTGGTGAATGAGGTCAACTCGGCATTGCATTGGAAGAGTATCAAAACCAACAATCTCGAAACACCGTTGTCCAATCCGATAGCCACGGCCATCATGCCGAACACCGCCAACACACTCAGCTCCTATCATGGCGATTGGGTTTTGACAGGCATCCACATTAGCCCCCGAAACGGCTCCCAACTTGGAGACGGGCATCTTGTCTACTCCACCGACAGCAAATACCTGACCACAGACCCAAGCAACATCAAAACCACTGACGTAAAAGATTGGAAGACACTACCGTTCGACAGTACGACAGGCATAGCCGCCATCCCGCAAAACCTGCATCCAACAGCTTGGGCATGGGTGGGAGACAAACCACTGCCGGGAGGCTCAAGCCTCATGTTCGACATCACCATCCAACCTTCCAACAACCGTCCCGCCGACCTGTACAGCATCCGTTGGGGAGACGGATACAACAAAACCGACGCCGACGTCACCGTAGTCCAACGAGTCGTTTCAGGCATCGTATGGTACGACAAGGACGGAAACGGCATCCGCGAGGATACCGACGCGCTCGCCTCCAATGTGACCGTCACTCTGACCGATTCCAACGGAACCCCCGTTTTGGGATACGATGGAAAACCATTGGCCGACACGACGG